CATAAGGTTTACCTTCACCAAACATTGGAGCTATACCAATTCTATTATCTGTTAAAGCTTCAATAGATCTATTAATATCTGTGTAGATTCCTGCTAATCCATATCTATCAAAACCATTTAATAATTTTTGAGTTAATGATAATTTAGAATAATCTTTACCAAATCTAAATTCATTATAAACAGAATCTATTAACATACCAGATCCCATTAATAATATTGATCCAAATAAAAAATCCATATCTTTTTCTTGCATACCTCTTAACAACATTCTTTGTGTTGATGCCATAGCAAATTTTTTAAACTGAACAATAGTACTCCAAAGTTCTTCATTCATAAATAATGGAGTATCACCTTTGCCTGGAGTTACAATTGTAATATTAATATCTTTATTAAGAGCTGCACCAAATCTTTGTTTAGCAATATCATCTGTCCATTCAGCTGTATTAGCCATATAATTATATAAAGTTTTTTCAGAATGAATGTTAGCTTCTTTTGCTATTCTTTTAGCAATTTCTTCATCAATCCCTGAAGCTGCTAATTTAGTTTTAAATTTATCTGCTAAAGTTCCTTTAGACCATTTAATAGAATCTTCTATTATTCTAGATCCAATAGTAACTGATGCAGCACTTTTCATAAACTCTGTCCATCTTGACATTAAGTTTACATACATAAAATTAAAGTTAGCTGCTTTACTCATCATACCTTCAATTTTATTAGTCATTCCAAACATATCTCCAATATCAGAAAATAACATAGCTCTTTGACCAGTAACCATATCAACAGCTTCTGCAAATGATTGAGCTTCTTTTTTACCTGCTTTAAAGATACCGAAATTTTTATTTGATAGCATATCTGCCCACATTTCAAATTGAGTTTTAAAACCTCTTTGAATACCAGAAGTCATAACAATTCTTGGTACATCAGCAGCTGCTGCAAAAAATCCTGTAAGCATAGTAAGAGCATTATAGTTTTTCATAGTTCTCATAGCTCTAGATGTCCAATGATGAGGATCAGCAGGTAATCCATAAGTACCTCTAACTAATTCAATTGATGCTTCTAAGTCTTCTAATACTTGATTACGTTCTTTAACTATTTTAGCTTTTTTCTCTTTTAATGCTTTTTGTTCCCAATTATATTTAGCTTTACCAGTAAGATTTTTAGGTGCAACAACTTTAACATTATTAAGTTTTTTATTATATTCTTGTGCAACTTGATACAATCCCGGAAAAGTCATTGATTGAGCTTCATCAATATATTTATAACCTAATCCATTTGGATCACCATATTTTTTAGTAAACAAAATATCTGGTGTAACTTGTCTATAATATGTTTTCATTAAAGAAAATATATCACCAACAATAAAATCATTATCTAATAATTCTTTTTGAGTTTGTGGTAATAAATTTAATTCTCTTGCTCTAGTAGCTCTAGCATATCTAGGTCTATTAAAAGCATATCTTTCATAAATTAAATCATCAATGTTATCTGTATATTTAGTTTTTTCAAATCTAACAAAAGGAAAATGAGAAGCTAAATCATCTACTAAAGTATTTAATTTTTTTTCATTAATATATTTACCACGAGTAATTAAATCTTTTCTTATAATATCTTTAAATTTACTTTTGTTTTTATCAATAGCATTTTTATTATAAATAATATTTATATAATCTTTAACTAAACCATCAGCTGATTTTAATCTTTCTTCTAATTTTTTAATTTTATTTGCAATTTCAGTTGCAGAAAATTGAGAAGTTTGACCATCTACTTTAGATGTAAAAGATTTAGTTGTTTCACCTTTCTTTTGCATTGTATCTAAAGTTGCTTTCCAAAAATTTAATTCTCTTTCAATAGGTAATTTACGAATACCCATCTCTTGCATTTCTTTACCAATTGGCCCATAAACTTTATTTTGAGATATTCTTGCTGCTTCAGCTACTTCAGCAATTTCATGTTGCATACCACTTAATCTAGATTTAGTAACTTCTCTACTAAACTCAGCTAATGACATATTGTTATTAAATCTGTTATGTAAGTTTACTCCTATTTCTGTTTTAGGAAATGATTTTTGTGTTCTTGCAATATATTTTAAATATTGATTTTTAATTTCTTGCATAGCTTCAATAGATCCAACTTCTCTCATTTTAAGTTCTACTTCAATTGAAGGATTAGTTGCTTGAAATCCATATTCTTTTGTATTTTTAAGTTTTAATAAAGGCGTATCTAATATATCTGCAATCATAGTTCTTGCAGTTTTAGATGATGATTTAGTAGTTCTAAATACATTTGTCCAAGGCCCATCTTCACCAAAAATACCTAAATTAGATTTTACAAATTGTTCACCTGTAAATTCTTCAGCTGGTGTAATAATTTTTTTTGGTTCAGTAGCAGCAGCTCCAACACTACTTAATTCTTTAGTTTGATTTGGATTAATAAATTTACCATCTTCATAAATAGGTTGTGTTATTGTTTTTGGTGGTGAATGAAATGTTTTATCAGCATTAATAATTTTTTGATGTGTTGCTGCATTTACATTACCTTTTGCCATTTTATTAATTACATAAGGTAATCCATAACCACCTGCTACAATCCAAGGAACATATTCATCACTTCTAACTGGATCAATACTTTGTTTCATTGTTTCTTCTGCAACTAAAGCTGATCCAAATATTTTTGCTGTTTGACCTGCTTTAGTAAATAATAATAAACTTGATGGATCTAAAAATGCACCAGTAATTCTACCAAGATGATACCAAGGTGATTTATAATTTGTTTCAGCTTGTTTATTTAATTTATTTAATATGTAAGTAGATTCAGCTGCACTTTTACTAAATGCAAAATGATGATAAAAATCTTCATAGTTTTCTAATTGTGGATCTTGTTTAGGATTATAGTTTTCATCAGCAGGAAAATCTTGATGATTTAATAAATAATTAACTGCCATTGTTGGCAAGTTTTCTTCTTTAAATCCTGTGTTAAAATCTGATATTCTATATTCAACAGGTTTTGTTTCTTGCTCATATATTTGTTTAGCTTGATCTGGAGTATATGGAAATGCTACCATTATCTAACTTTTCCTAATTTACCACCAAAAGATTGAATGCCTAAATCATAACCTTGCATAATCATCATATCTAAAAAAGCATCTTTTCCTGGAGGATATATATCATAAAAAGCTTCTGATCCCATTTCATGTTCAATCATAAATTTAATTAATGATGCCATTTGTGTAGGATCAAAAAAGTTAATTGCTGTATCTCTAGTAAAATTAGTTTTTTGTTCTAAAGCATTTAAATATGGTTCAGTATCTTCAGCATATACTGTTAATATTTCTCCAACAGTTGGATTGTTTCCATATCTTTTTGTAGTTTTAGTAGGAGATAAAAGTGAATTATTTATCATAACTCTAACACCTGCTCTAATAGAATCAACAGGACTAGCAAATACAGCTGCTTGATTTCCTGTATCAACATCTTTCATTTCACCTTCCCATGTTTGATCAGTTTTCATAACTGCCATATAGTTATTAGTTCTAAATGTTAATGGAAGATCTTTATTATCTATATTATCATAAACGTGTTGTTTAAAAGTAAATCCAAGTTTTTGTCTAGCAAATGTAGTTTCATGTGGTGGTGTACTAGATTCAACTCTTTTATCTATTGTATTAAATTTTTTATTATCTTTTATTCTAGCTTCATAAGATAATGTTTTATCTATTTCAGAATTAATTTTTGCTATTTCATTATAATATGGTTTAAGATCTATATCTTTTCCAAGTACTTTAAATATAAAAGCAAATGGTCTTACTTCTTCTGGAACATCATTTAGTAATGGCCAATCTGGATAGAATTGATAATTACTTAAAGCAACACCTTGTCTAATTGTAGATCTAAAAAATTCTTTAGTCCATCTTTCACTAAAAGGACTATATTCTAATTTATCTCCAAAAAGTTCTTCAAATCTTTTATATTTTTTATCTGCTAATTCATTAATAATTTGATCTCTACTTATTTCAGTATTTGTAATTCTATTATTTAAACCTGTTGGATCAAAATAATTATTACCTTGAGTTAAATTAATTGTATAACCTTCATGATTTATTTTTAAATGATAATTAGGTTTATCATTTTT